CGATTCAAGATTGGAATATGAGATGCATAGTTAGGCACTGAAAGTGTACGTGCAAATTCAAACAATGCAACAGCTAATTTATTATTTGTATCAGTTCCATTATACATAGTCATATTAGTGGTTCCATGAAACGACAAGTTATTTCCAGGATTGCCATATTTCAACACAAGTCCCATTATATTCAATCCGAATGAATACATATCTGATTGTCCTAACAATGATTCCATTATGCTACCACGAACACTTCCGGCTTTGGATGTTCTTGGAGTTTGACCGGTTTGAGTATTAAGCGCATTTCTATATGCAGTATGTGAATCATAGTGTCTGACAAAATCTTTTGTAGCATCAAAGATTTCATCCAAGAAATCATCATAAACACCCAATATATGACGTTCATCTCTGAATCCACTAGGAGTATCATTTGACATTACAGGTTCACGTGTGAATCGTTTTAACCAACCGACTCTGTTTAATATCTTGTATTTGATTCCCATCTTGAAGAAAGCTCGAGTGAACAATTTATCGAAAATAGTTTGCATCCATCGGAATCGAATATCCTTATCGAAGATCTTCGCAAAAGATAACATATACAAGAATGTCACCGTTTGCCCTCCGCGGCGTGCATAATTCATCTTTTCCATATCTTGAAGCACTTCATCACGTTTCTTCATCATATCGATGTCTATAATCTTATAACGATCTCCACATCCAACAATATTACCACCATGGAAATCACCATGGATCCAATATTGAGGTTCTTGTTTTAATTTTTCTGATGATTCTACTGATGGTGGATTACCACCACGAGTTCTTCTTCTTTTGGATCCTCCTGATGTTGATGCTTTTGGTCCTTTATACAAAATATTTAACGCCTCCAATATATCCACAATCATTTTACATATATGAAGTTGACGATGAAACACACCTTGATTTGCATCTCCATCCAATGTCCAGTTAATGGTGGTATTATTGGAAATTAATTCCACCGATTCTCTACTTTTAAATGAATCATTGAACTGTTCACTTTTAAACGATAATCCCTTTGTCGCAGATTTGGAATACATTTTTTCAAGAGATGTAGTGCAATGCCGATACATCATAAAGAATTCATTATTATATGAAAATCCATCGATATAATTGGTGGATAACTCATTTGTATTTGTTCTACGTAAGGGGAGATGTTGGAATAAAGGTACTTTATTGGTTTCAGGTCCAACTGTTTCATTTTTGAATTGATGGAAAACTTTGCATTCTGCATCAAATCCTTGAGGAGTATTTAAGTTAGGGGTCTTATGAAATCGCTTAAATCCAATTTCTAATATGTTGGTATCCTTCATTGCAGATCTAATTCCATTCTCAATCAACGAAACATTTGCATCATTCACAATGGTAACACTACCACTACCATTATATGCATATGGAATAATATTATCAATAATAATCTCAAACTCATTCCCAATATAGATAAAAGGTTTTAGACTGATCAAATGAATCATTTTCCGATCAAACTTTTTGACACCTGTTATTGAATTTTTAATCGCTTGATTAATCGTCTTTTTGTAATCCAAACGATATATTAATACGGTATTTGCTGATGCTGCATCTGCTGTTGCCACTGTTTTCAAGGCATCATCGACACTGGAAACATTACCATGTTCAATCGTAATCTTATCATCACTTAATGTGATATCCGATATAGTAGTAGTAGTTTGAGGAACTCTATATACGGTCAGACTGTAATAGGTCCCTCCACCCCCGGCGGCCAACATACCTCCCCGAGTTCGCTTCTGCGTTTTTCTCCTTCTCGATACAGGTTTTCTCACATGCGCGATTTTGGATAAAACTGTCATTATTATTATCATCGGAAAAAATGATGATAATATCACCCTTTATCAAACACTATGGACTCTGAAACACCTGAACTCAACGCATCTAGTTTCCTCGATTGGGCACGTCAATTCATCAATTCCGATGAAACATCCATCCAACAACTCCAGGATCGACGTACCGAAATCCGGCGACAATTGCGCACACTTATCCAAACAATCGATGAACGCCACCGTGAACTCATCGAAATCAACCATCAACTCACTCAACTCGGCGAAGCCTCCCTTAAATTGCCCTCTCGATCCACTAGCAGCAGATCTGCCGCAGCCGCTGCCAGTCCATCTGTACAAGTCGAAATCCGAAGGATTACGGCCCCAGCGCCTAAAGCTCCACGACCACCCCTGTCCACAAGGGCGGCACCGCCGCCTGCCGATTCCGACAGCGACGACAGTCGATCTTCTGCCAAGAACGGCACTCATTACGACGATCTCACGGTTGTCCATATGCGCAATTTCTTGAAAAAGAAGGGGCAAGAGAACTTGTCCACTAAGAAAAAGGACGAATTGTACGCCATTCTTCAGGAAAACAGCTGGGTCCGCGAATGTTGTGCAAGTCGATCCGGATCCGGATCAAAATAGTTTGAATTGTCAAAAATAAAATTCGATGATTATAATAAATAAACAACATGGAAGGATTTCAGCGGTTCTCAGAACAGTTCGCCACCACTGACCTCGTCGATCATCCCACTGAGCCCATCGCTGCCGCCCCTGCCCCAGTCCAGGAGCCGACTCCTGTCCTCCATCTGTCCATGGTCGACGGCAAGCCCATCATTTCCGCCAGTCCCCGCCCCGATAGTATCCCCCTCTTCGCCAAGGACAACGGCACTGTTCTCACACATGTTCAGCAGATGATCCAGTCTAAGACAATTGAGGCGATGTCCGATATGCGCACGATTGCCAACGATTCGACAAATGCAGCGCTCTCCTATGTCCTTCTCGCTTTCTCCCTTACGGCAGCCCTTGCCTGGAACGATTTCGTTCGTGGTCAGATGTCGGTGGTTCGTGGACTTCTGCATCTTCCTCGTGGATGGATGTACGATTTCGGCTGGGCTATTCTCGCCACAATCCTGGCCGTCTTCGTTTATGTTATATTTAAGCATGTCTTCGATCGTGAAGTGACAGCACTTCCGATTATGGGTGTGGTTGCTTAAGCGTAATATACAAAGTTCAACAATCGATGATTTTATAAAATCTTCAATTAAGGCGTTGGCGCTGCAATCTGACCAATCAACAAGAATTGCAATTTTTCAGTTGGATTAGAATATGTTTTCCATCTTCTATAAACAATCATAACCATGAAGAGAAACAGTGCATAAGATGGATGTAAGAAAGTGAAAAGTCCATGAACAACTACTGACAAAATGTTGACAATCGGTATTAATTCATTCTTATTCCATATCAGATAAATCCCATTGAGAACAAAGAGTGCAAACAACATTTTCAACATCCATATGTGAAAATACGCCTGATATAACACAGGAATTGCGGTAGCCTTTTCCGGATTGTCTTCCGAATATGAAATGGATGCTACTGGACATGTTGTCATGGATTGATACTATTACTATTATAATCCACGATATATTTGAACAACGGTCCTTCCAAGATCATTGAAATGTTTGTGAATATATTATCCGTCGTAAATGTCGGAATCGTTACACCATCCAAGACCGGTGCAAACAACTCCTTACACTGTTCCACTTCCGCAATTAACACCTCCTTATAATATGTAAAATACTGGTAACCAACTGCCGTCATCAACAATATAACTCCTATCATCAACATTGGCGAAATCGTTCCGCGTCGAAGAATCACAGTTGTGATCATGATTAACATAATGATATATTGCAAGGTCAACATTGTTGTATCCACAATCTGACATTGATGATCGACTTCAGTTCTGAACATAAACGGGAGTCGTGGATGTTTCAATATCCCCGTATATCGATGCATAAATATCATTGCACTCAGCATCACCGTCAACAATAGAAGTCCAGTTACATTATAATTATTAATCATATTCGCCAATATGTATATTAGACCAGCAATCCCGAAATCAATCGCCCATTCAGTTCCACCGAACTCTAACGCAGCATGTCCAGAGATGAAAGAACTGTCGATATTGGGTATCACACTACTGCTAAACATGAATATAAGAAATACACCAACTGCACAAAGAAGCATGCCAGTTGGACTGATGTCCTGTACAGCTGCAGCATTCGTACTGTATATTATACCGATGAAGGTGATCCATGCAAAACAGTTGAGGATAATGGATTTGAGTGATGTAATTGATTCACTATAAGAAGAATCGAACTCGGGACGTTTCTCCCGGAAATAGTATGCGATCAATGCTATTACTGTAATCAATATCATTGTCATATTGAACACAATATCGTGTTTTTTGGAAAGACTGTATCCGAGTCCTATAACGATGACAAGGATGATGACAACCAGATAGAATGTAGTAAGAGGATAAGAGGGAGATTTATTGGGAACAATAGTTGCTGATGAATCGGCATTGTCTTTGTTGTAGTAATAGAACTGTTCCCATCGAACTGTATCGAAAAACTTTGAATTCTTCACCTGATTGCCATCCACGGTACAAGTCTGCTGATACGATTTTATATAACGTTCATCAACACTTGATACAATCATCGTCATGTAGAATAAGAAGATGAGCATTAACGGGACCAACAGCTTCAAATATTTTGAGTCAAGATGTTCCAATCCAAATTGAGGCATATCCGGCAATTTGAATTGGAACATCTTTGCCAACTTCTGCCACCACGATTCTGCAGGTGCTATAGTTGGCACAGCAGGTCTTTGACGCGGTGCACGCAAAGAGAACCACATATAAATCGTAACAAGAACTCCGCATCCTACGATTACAACACCCAACCATAAATATGAATACATATCGATTCCAGTTGGTTGCACCATCTCCGGTGGCGCAACTTTCCCTTTAAGATATTCAATATATGTCAACAATTGTTCATATTCATTGTCCATTGAATATAACGGGTAACTCTTAACATAATCATGTACAAAAAATGTCAAGGATCAACAATTCCAGCCCATTCAAGGACAAGTTGCCCACTCAAAACCCTGAACGGATCAACAACCAAAAGTGTCTTTGACGGTTCCATCATAATATCAAACAGTCCCGACAAAAGATTCAATAAAATGACAATATACGGAAATGCCACAATCATAAACAAACAACATCCTCCAAAAAGTCCTTTCATCATCGAAAAGATCCCCTTAATTGCATCAGCCCTATTAATTCTCGACACAACACCGCTGACAACTGTGAAAAACACAATCATCAACACATAATACATCGTCATTTTACCACTTGGCGCATAAGGATCATAATGTGTCGGTTTCTGAACAGTCTCATTCGACGTCAATGATACATAATAGTCGTGAAAGAAAGCCTGTATTGTCTGCGATCGTGTAAACAAGACCCATAAAATAATGAATTGTAACATCGCCGGTCCAATTGGTCCAACCAACGAAGCGACAACATTCAACGTCGCCAACAGTAACGACATCCCTATTGCCACTCCCAAAATGGCACCGCCTAATCGATAAGATCCCGAACCGACACCGAACAACAGTTCATCAAACGATTTCAATTCAGCGGTATCCTTGTAGAAAAACGACACAAATATCAATATGAAATAAAAGATCACCATAAAACCAAACGGTAATATCATATTCTTAATATTCAGAGATCCAGAACTCATCCACGTATTATCTGATGGCCACATCATAAAGATCGATATTCCGATAACAATCAATGAAAATATATAAGATATCCCCTGGTTCGTTGTGTTAAAATTGGTCATAAAGGTTGAATAGGAGAAGGTTGCCGATTGATTCGGGCTATCTTCCACGGGTCGCACTAGCATATACGCCAGTTCGATAAGACGATTTCGCACATTGATTTGTTCAGATTCATCGAATCCACTGATTAATGTCTTAAGTTCTCCTTCTTTCGAATTGACAAAGTTGTATATCGCTCGGAAAGATCGATTATAGAAATCGATATCCTCCGGATTCTCATCAATTGTCTCTGTCATCGATCCTGGTTGAATATCCGCATTCTTGAATGCATATGATGCACTGTTTAACGATCGATAAATGGTAGGAGCATGATAAATGGCCAAATAGTAGAGACATATAAAAATGGTGATCGCGAAATAGACCGGACGCCATGTCTTCTTATGATTCTCACCATAGGTGTCCCAAAAGCCGGTTCCAATGATGATAAGGAGTCCAATGGATATCAATGTTGCTTGTGCAGCAAGAACCGAACCGTTTGACATCTTATAATTGGGAATATACACGGATTGATTGTAATATTTCAATACGAGATTGATCAAAATGAACAATATGACATAAACGGATACAATGAATTGCGGTTGATTGATATTTGTTTTACTGTTATAAAGATTTCCAACAATAATTATCATAAACAATCCGATAATTCCAATCAACGTGTAATCAAATATGGATGAATGACTAAACATAGTTGTTGTCAAATGATCGGTTTCAGTTGCTGTATTCATCGAATTGCTTGGATACTAATACTTTAATAACGGATATTATTCACGATCGATAAACTGTTTCGGCATATATCGATTCCCATATGTGTTCTCAATTTCCTGCATTCGCTCTTCAACAATACGGCGCAAATTGTCATCCGTCCAGTTAACCCGTTGTCCCTTATCGGTCTCCAATTCATTTGTTTCCAAAAATCCTCGGAGACCTCTCAACGGATACAATGTGTTCGAATTACGGATCTTCAAACTGAAATGAATCGGAACAACGCGATCTCCATCGCCACCGCCACCGCCACCCTGTTGCTGGCCCTGTGGCATTACACTTTGCACATACTCTTGTGCAGTGTTTGCACCTGGGTGGGACCCGGCAACCGGTTTCGAATACGGACATGTTTGTTTCCCGGATTCGAATTTCCATTTACGACAGTATCGCATATATTTCTCCGTTTCAGGATCTCGATTCTTCCGCAACTGTTCAATATAGGCAGCCATATCATCCGGCATGATTCGGATATCACCGTATCGACAATTGATCTGATGTTTATCCACTTGTTGAATGAAATTCCCTCCGGTGTATCCTTTCACAAAATCGGTGAAAACATCGAGATCGAGACCAGTATACAAATTGTTTATATCTGTCATCGACCATGAAGGATCAATAGCGGTCCACGCTTGTACAATGAGATCTCTAATAGTGCCAGTCAGACCAAGTCCACCACTCACTCCGAATCCAATAATAGCGATCAGTAATACGACGCTTAATCCAGTAAGGGCGATATGTTGACCAAACATTTCCATATGACCGGCGACATAAACAATGACACAAATGCCGATCAACCATTTCATATAGTTCCAGAGATTGACACTGATTGCAAGCCGCTCATTTTGAAGATGAGGATTCATGATCCATGTATCGAGTCCAATGAATTGGGACAGAAGTCGGCGTATAACACCGGCAACAACTCCGTCATCGACTGCGAGTCCATGTGACCAATCGAACAGTGTTGATTCGATATTCGAGCTGAATTTGTCCACAGTGGCTTTAGGAGTGGCGGAATACAGTCCGACACAATAGAGGAGAACAAGTGTGATAATACCACCAGGACTCAACAATCGGAGTCCAAAAATACAAATGAAAACGGCTTGTAAGAACTTGGACCATGCAGTTCCGGGAACAAGTGTTACCGGTTCAAGTGAAAACACGTCAGTTATCGTATCGTTATTCGGTCCCTGTCCTGTTTGATAATAGACCGGCCCTGTCATAAAACTGAAAGGGTTATAGACGTAATGAGTGCCGATAATAGGATATCCCATAGTGGCCAACTTGTTGGCAACGATATAGACAACGGGGATCCATAACAACGATTTGAATCCGGTCATAACAGACTGAGCGATCTCCATCGCTGATGTCGATGCAATTGGATGAAGGGCAATCGATTCGACGGAATTGGTGGAGACGATTCCAGTGAATAAAAGCATAAGTTGGAAAAGTTTGCCTAATATGAGTGTTATCAGAATGATGACAAAGGAGAGGGCAACAATCAGGGCAGCAGTATAGAGATAGAAGGATTTGATAAAGCTACCGGTATTATTGCCACTGAAAAGGTTGACTGGTGCAATTGTGCCGAATAAGAACAGGATAAACACAGTGACAAACAGGTTGGAATAGAGAATGGATTCGGTATAACATCGATGACAATAGCGGGCCATATAATATTGGAAACGTGATAGACCAAGGGATTCAGTGTAAGCGGTGGATGGTAATAGAGTGATGGTCATATGTGGCGATAGTATAGCAGTGGCGAAAAATATGGCCAAAAAGACTTCATGATATGATGATATCATGAATTAAACGAATTGATCGATTTACATGGGGAACCCGACAAGGTTGGCTCCCATACCGAGACCGGCACCGGTACGGGTGGCGACTGCGATGCCTGGGCTGAACATGTCGAGGACAGCGAAGACAGCGGCGGCGGTGAGACCGATCATAAGGACCTCTTCAACATCCAGCTTCTTCTTATTGCCACCAGCAATGAGATACGCAGCGAATCCGACCACAATACCTTCAACCAAATACTTCATAACACGGCGGAGCACTTCGGTCATCTGAAATTCCATTATCTATTTTGTAGTTTGAAAAAAAAATAAATCCGGATTCAAAAAATTCGGATCGGAATCCCGATCCCGATCCAGATCTGGATCCGGATCATATGCGTTTAGATCACCAGATTTTAACCGATCCATTAAATAAATGTCATCAACTGAACCCGCCTTTATTGAGAACGATGCGCCCATTGTTGGACAGAATTTCGTTTTACTCTCTTTTATTTCTCCGGAGAAGATCATTAAGCAGAAGGATCGCTATCTTTTCATGAGATTTATCCGTGATGTCTTTGCTGCATCGGAGTCGGATCCGGAAGTTCGTACACTGTATGAACTTCGGCAGCAGTTCGGTAATCCGGATCTTTCATATGATACTGTGAACAATGCTTATGGTGATTGGGCTTTCCGATTTGAGGATGAGTGGGGTCGTAAGATCGATGAGGAGAATCAGGGACTTACATCGGTGCGTTGTATAAAGGTCCGTGGTGTCTACGATCTTAAGGCGGAGGCTGATGCCAGAGCTCGACAGCTGCAGCGGAAGGACCCGGCGTTCAGTGTCTACAGCGCCCGTGTGGGCTACTGGTTGCCATGGGAGCCAGATGCGGCGAAGATCACGGATGTCCAGTATCTGGAAGAGGGAATGCAGACATTGCACGATAAGTATCATCAGAATCAGAGGATGCGCGATGAGTTCTTTGAGCAGGAGAAGCGGGAGGCGCGTGAGCGGGAGGCAGAGGCACGCAGGACAGCGGCGGCAGCAGCACCGGGTCCCAACCCTGCAGAGGCTAGCGCTGCCATTCAGGAACTGCGGGATATTGCGAATATGAAGGATGCGCTTCATGCTCCCGATCCGTGGACGCAGCGTCGTGCTGCTGGTGCCGCTGCTGGTGCTGCTGGTGCTG